CCGGTCTGCATACGTCTTCTCAAATCCTTTGCTTGCGCCAATCATAATTTCCTTTACTTTCTGTTCTTTTGCCCACTTTATGTACTGTTGTAGGAGCCTGAACGCGAGTCGCGTCTTACGGTGTTCCTTATTCGTAAATACCCCGTAGTCGCAAGCGATCTTCTCTCTGGAGAAAAAGTAAGGTGAGGTATGAGCTAAAAACCCGGAAACCACTTTTCCGTCAGCTTCACCAACCCACGCGAAACCGTTTTTCATACAGTCGGCTAAAGTTCTGACAAATTGCTCATTATCAAAAGAAATAAATGCGTAAGCGCCCTCTTGGTGCATCTCTTTTGCAAGAGCAAGAACCGCACTGGCATCCTCCACACGCATAGGTCGTATCAAGTCCATTGCCCGGCACTGTTGTAATGGAATAGTCCAGAAACTCCAAAACCAGACGGATCAAGGTTTACCCCATCTGCATAGATCACATCACCCTCTCTGGGCCGTTCTGGATAGGCGTACAGAACCTCATGTCTGTTTTTACTCAGATTGTCCATTGCGTAAGAGATCTTCTTTAACTCCATGTACAAATATTGCCCAAGTGCATCTGGATCACGCGGGGGCGGGCTGGGAACGTAGCGAACAATAGACCGTTGGGTTTTATCTTCGTTCATCACCATTAGTAGCTCTGCCCTCCCCTTATACCTTTGTTAATTACGTCCAGTTGTAAACCGTGGAGTTTCCAATCAACGTCTGTTGTGCTTTCGATCTTCACACCGATATACCGACCCGTTGCTCTACAGGGTACTTTCCCTTGCGAATTCGGCTCGAATGTAATCGCACTGCCCCAGGAGATTGTGTCATCCGCGTCCATCACTGCGGCTACATAAAAATTAACAGTGTTAGAACCGGAGACTGTCATTTTTGGGTAAATGGCCCGGAGTTGTTTTACCGCGTGTGCGTCATTTATCCCTTCCCCGTTCATAGACCACCCCTCTCTGGAGATAAAAGAGGTCATATTCGTGCCGTCCTTTGTATTCCCGTAATTGTCGCGGAATATCTTTGCATTACCCGGATCTACAAAAACAACATTTAACAGGTTGGAGTCGTAGTCGGAAGCTATAGCCTTTACCCCGTATGTCGCATGGGAGATAGCTGGGAGGTCGCGTAACGTGAAAGTGTTGGTATCCCAATTCCAGATAATTGCTTTGTCACAATATGTGGCTGAAGTAGTCGGGAAACAGGCCAGCATTTCCTTTCGGGTGTAATCAGGAACCACAACGCACCTGTTGTAGTTAGTACCGGAAAGATTGTCTGTGAGATACCTTCTTAGCCGGTTGGGGAGTAAAGGGGTAATGGTTCTACCGTCTGTACTATAGAGGTCGGAGTTGCCCATAAAGAACGCGCCAGCCTCATATTCAGCGGCACAATTTTTGGCAAGACAGCCGATAGTGCTGCTGATAATATCGAAAGAGAAGATAAACGGTGTACCAACGTAGGACATGAGGTAACAGCTATCGTCCTTGAGGATTAAGAAGTTATCCCCTACCGGAATGCCATCTATTACTCGTCCGGGGGATGACGCTAATTCATACTCACCTGTACTTTTCGTGCCGTCAGATTCATCCCAAGAGGTCGGGGTTGCCTGAGTTGCCGCCTCATGGCTCCACTTCACAAGCCGGGAGTAATTTACGGAGGATTTGGTAACGTCCAGAGCTATCAGGAAGGTTTTAAATGACCGCATAACCTCACACTCTGTAGAGGCGGGCCAATTAGAGAGATCCTGTAGTCTGGTAGAGGCAGAAGCAGCGCCGGAAGTTAAAGGCCACTCTTGCGGGTCATCTACCCCGTTGTCCAAGATAAGAACACCACCTACTACACAGGCCGTCCATGACTTAGCAGCAGTGGCGGAGTAATCTACGTCACTCCCGGCTGTTTGCCTTGTTATGTTCGACCAGGAGGAACCGTCATGTGCGTAAACTTTGGTTAATCCGGCGGCTATCCAGAAATAGTTAGATCCACTTTCCAGAGGGGCAACAAAGTAAGCGGTAACAGGACAAGAGGAGATAATTTCCTGATATCCGTCTACCTTCTTAATTGCGTTGTCTAATGTTCTAACATTGTTTCCGTCTGACCAGGCATTCTGGGGGAGTTGGTAAGACGGGATATCCTTGACTATTCCAAGTTCGCCAAGGTTCTCGACGTTAATCAGAGCCATTGAACGTGATATTCGTCTACTTCTGCATCAGGGCTTTCAGGCCAGCCCCAGTTGGTTTTGTCTACAGTCCTGTTGTGCGTTTCAGTTTCCGGGCCGATGGTTTCCACACCTTCGTCATAGGTAGACAAGTATCGTTCTTCCTGTATCGGATGGTTCTGGAAGTTCCGCACTGCGTCTACAGATGCGAATGCCTCTACACCAGACTCAAGGGAATTCCCGTGAGCGCGAACTTCATTACGATATGTACGCCATTCATCAGACATAGCAGTACCACCGTCTGCCTCCCTTATCACTCTCCAATCTGACGAGGACAGGAGTGAGCCAACGTGTGCGCTGATCTTAGAAATCAGTTGTTCTTTCAGTTGCTCGACATCTTTCTCTGTCGTGTCGTAACTAATCACCCACTCATCGCCTACCAGTTCGTAGTTCTCTCGACCCGTGTTGTAGTAACGGTTGTCAGGAGTCACCACCGTTGCCGGACGGATGCCTATCTCTGCTAGTTTTTCCTTGCTCCACAACCTAAATATATTTTGTGGGTGTTGTAGGCCATTCACGGTTATGCCGCGAGGCGTTTTAATTGTTCCAAATTGTTCTGAGTACCACATAATTACCTCGCGTTTGAGTATTTGAATGGTGATTCTGCGAATGCTAAATAGATGTAACTACCACCACTATTATTAGTAGCATCACCGTCATCCCTCAACTTAATACCATTAGATATAAAATCAATATCAACAGGGCCATCATCTTCTACCGCGGTATCGTTTGCCTGTAAATTTGCATCTACCGCGTTATAAGTATCTCTTTTGTTATCAAACATATACCAATTATGAACGGCATTTGATCTTTTAAGAAAAACCCAAGCAGGACTAAATCCGGTGTAGATAAAGGTTCCATCTGCATCCCCATTCCCTTCATACGATCCTACCTTGCTGTAGCCGGGGATAGAATGGAATGCGTACATAATGTGTGGCCTAGAACTATTCGCTTTACCGTCAGTCCCTAAAGTTATGACCGTTGATGATGGTGAGGTATCATTCCAGTAGGTTGTATGAGTTCCAGCAGCGTTTGATTGATCTAAAAACAATGCTTTGGTATTTCCTAAAGGCTCGGCAAACCCTACCCAGTTGTCTGCGTATGTTAGTTCTTTGGCAAAAGTAAGATCGGGCGCTTGAGATAGACCGTGACCGACAGTTGCTCCAGCCGTTGAATTTCCAGTGTAAGAAACAATACTAAAACCAGCCGCAGTATTCGCGCTAACCGATGACGTTATAGACCCATCTGTATTGGATACAGCAGTGCCACCGGCAAGCCAGTTCCATGAGGCATAATTCTCTGTACTGGTATTAACTACAACGTCATCACCTACAGTAAATCCATCAGAATCCAGAGATGCTACAAAGGTACTGTCATCTACTTCTATATCCGTATCATTGGAAACAATATAGTTAGTTGCGCCACGAACTGAGTCTACTAATGTATGATTGTCTGCCTGATCTCTATTCTTTATCCAAGTAAAGTCTGGCTGGAACCCAACACCAGTTACCGCTAGTGTGGTAGCACCATCGCCAGTGTAGAGTTTGGTGGAGAAGTGGGCCGTAGGTAAAGCAATCTCAGGTGACGGCAAATTTGAGGAACATAAGGCTAAATGATCGGTAGGTGGTTCGTAATAAAAATCTGTACCATCTGGCCCGTTGCCTTGTGCTGTAACTGTTCCTGCGAATGATGAATCTTGGCCAAAATTTACATAAACAGTTGTATTATCTGTGTGATGAAAACATGGCCTTAAATAATCGTACCCTAACGAATTCATGTTAGTGCCTGTGTACACTAGACTATTATTTTTATAAAACTTTATTTCACCATCATCAAGATTTACAGCAAAACCTAGAATGTCACCAGATGTATAGGTAGTTGAATCTACAACAGTACCTTTTGGATATTCAACGCCACTACTTGTCCATAAATATTGCTTTGACCCGGCGGCTAAATCCCTTTCAAGACCCGACATCTGAAGGCCGTATTGACCGGATGTCGTATCCCCATAACATTCCCAATACCATTTACCAGTAGTTGGTAATTCCATTGTTGCGGGCCAATATGCGGCTCCAGCTGTGTTGTGATTTTTTAAATTTCCTTCAGAAAATGTAACAGTACCGCCGCCTGCGAAATCGTTATATCCATTTGCAATAGGGTTCAAAGTAGCAAAGTTATTCGTGGGACTATCAAGTACCTGATCTGTAGCAACCAGATTGGTTACAGCGAAGTTATTTCCGTTGCCAGAACTGTCTGCTCCTAATCCTGCGTCTACAGCGATTAAAACTACGCCTGTACCACCATTACCGCCGTATCCAGACGAACCACCCGTATTAGAACCTTCACCGGCATTACCTGTGTTTGCCGCGCCATCAGCCGCGCTATTTTGACCACCGCCGCTTGTACGTCCATTACCCGCTCCGAAAACTCCAGACAAACCATAACTAGTAAAATTTGCAAAAGATTTACCGCTACCATCGCCTTGTTCGCCTGCACCACCACCTTGAACACCGCCGGGGGCCGCTTCGCCATATGCGGTAATAGTGCCTCCAGTTGCCGTTCCTGAAGTTTCTTGTGTTGTTGTCCCATCCGCTCCAGAACCATCTCCACAACCGCCACTACCTCCATCCCGGCCCGAATTATTGGCTCTACCCGCTCCAGAGCCTCCACCTATTGCTGTTATAGTTGATCCAGACCCTTCTGCGTTGACATTAAATACAGAATTTGCGCCATTAGCGCCGATAATATGGCCCCATTGACCGCCTTCTCCACCTCCAGCACCAACGGTAATATCGTAAGTAACACCCGGAGTTACGGAATAGGCTGAGTCGTGGACAACACCACCACCGCCACCACCGCTACCTGACTCTCCGCCACCGCCACCGCCACCGGCCACTACTAGCAATTCAATAGATGTAACACCAGTAGGGCAAGTCCAAGTATTTGCACCTGTTGAAGTAAACGATTCTATGCCATAGGGAGTTGAGTATTTCTGGTAGAAGCCGTTGGTTCCAAAGGTAACAGCATCTTTTACATCATCGCTGTCTAGTGGTTTCCATTGGTTAGTATCGGCATCTGTTTCACCAAAGGATGCGGGTGTTAGGGCTGTGCCGTCTATGAAGTAGACTTCTGCTAGGTAGCCGTCAAAATAGGCACTCCCTCCTCCATATCTTCCAATGGCGTGTGCTACGGTATTATTTACCCAAGTTTCATCATTTTGGGATGGGTAACTTTCTGTACCAAGTGCTGTA